TGTTTCTCGCCGGTAGCGGTATCGACCACGCTGGATGCAGTCGTGCGCCTGATGCGCGCAGAGCGTAAATCGGCTGCACCAGCACCGCAGCAGAGCGAGATGCCCCACGAATTGCTCGACGCAATCGCCGCAGAGGTGAAGGCCGCAATCGAAGACGCCAATACCGGTGCAGACACTTACATGGCTGCGCTGATCGCGGCCAGCAAGATCGAAGCGTTGACCTCAACCAAGGCTGCGCCAGCCGCCCCGGCGCAGACCACCGTGCTGACGCCGCTGGACTATCGTGCTCAAGGGCGCGAGGAAGCGCTGGCGATCATCCTGGCGGAAAGCCCTGAAGAACCGTTTTCGGATTACACGCACAGTTATCCGATCGCAGACACAGGCGACTACGGAACCGAGTGGTATGAACCGGCGCTGCGAGAACTGCTGAGCATTGGCGACCGCGAGCACGACGCTTACGACCGTGCAGAGGCTGCGTATTGGGAATCGCTGGGTCACAAGGAAGAAGCCGAGCGCATGAAGCGCATGGTGGAACGCGCACCGCACTTCAAGCCCTTGCTCGACTACCTGTCTGAAAAACAGGAATGGGGCCTGCTGCACCTGTTGCAGGAAGCCGAAGTGGCCGCTCCGGTACAAGCAGTAACGGAGCAGGCGCAGTGGATCAGCGTCGATGATCGGCTGCCGGGAGTCGGCGAAGAAGTGCTGATCTGGTGCGGCTATCGGATTTGCGGCTATCGGAGCGATGACAAGAACGACCCCGAAAACCACAGCGGCTGGGTGATCGACTTCGACAACGGACTGGCGAAAGCCATCACGCATTGGATGCCTCTTCCTGTCGCCCCGAGCACCGGTGAAGCCAGCAAGGATGGCGATAACGCCGCTAGCGGGAGCGATGCGCGTGAGTGACGTGAAACATATTGCCCTGCTGTCAGGCGGACACTCGTCGGGGCTGGTCGCCATCGAGGCAGTGCGGCGGTTCGGCAAGGAGAACGTGATCCTGCTGAACCACGATCTGCCGGCGCTGGTGGAAGCCGAGGACGTCAAGCGGTTCAAGCGCGAGGTGGCCGAATACCTGGACATGCCAATCGTCTACGCGAACCACCCAGACCCAGAAGCGAATCAATTCTCGGTCTGTGTAGATGCGAAGGCTTTCAAGGTCGACAGCGGGCCCGAACTGTGCACCGCTAGACTGAAGACCGGCCCATTTATGCGCTGGCTGGAGGCTGCATTTCCGCAGAAAGATTGCGTCATCTACTACGGCTATGACGCGAACGAGATGCACCGCGTCCAGCGCAGGATCGGCATCTTAGGTGCGCTTGGCTACCAGACAGATTACCCACTTGCCCTGTGGGGATCAGATCAGCGGACCATCTACAACTCCGTCGAGGTCGGTATTGCGAAGCCGCTGGGCTACAGCCAGTTCAAGCACGCAAACTGCATTGGCTGCCTGAAGGCGGGCTGGCAGCACTGGTACATCGTCTACTGCACCAGGCCTGACATCTGGGCGCTCGGCAAGTGGGCGGAGGAAGAAATCGGCTATGCGATCCACCACGACGAAAACGGCCCTGTGTACCTGGAAGACATGGAGGAGAAGTTCGCCGCGATGCGCTGCGCTGGCGTGCCGCAAACAGAACACATCCCGCATCAACTCTTCTGGGCGAAGGCGAACAAGATAGTGAAGATCTCAACACAACAGCAATCACTTTTACCTTGCGAGTGCTCGACATGAGAGAACCCGACGATATCGACGACCTAGAGCTAGACGAGGCCGATGACGACATCTGCCCCGACTGCGAGGGTCAAGGCGAAGTAACAACGATGGGTGGGCCGACCGATTGGGAGCCGCCAGTGATTAAGTGCCGCACCTGCAAAGGGACCAGGAGGATTGACTGACATGAGCAACCTCACCCGTGCCGAAATATCAAAAGGAGCATCTATGACTACCATGACCATTCAGCGCGCTCCCACCTTCTGGGCGCGAATCTTTATCGCCGGGGCTAAGCAGGACGCTGAGCGGATCTGCCGACAATTTTGCTTCGAAGTGGGCCAGTGCGTGACGGTACAGGACGCGCTGTACGTCTACACGGGAGGCCAGGAGGCAGGCGTAGTAGTCGGCTTCATTAACTACGCGCGCTTTCCGAAAGCGTCCGAGCAAATTGTCGCCGACGCTGAAAACCTGGGTAGGAGGCTGATGGAGGGGATGTTTCAGCATTCCTTCAGCATCGAAACGCCTGCTGAGACGATCTGGTTCAGCCGGAGGCCCGCGTGATCATGAGCATCGCCACCAACCCTACCGGCACTGAAGCAGGCGACTGGCCCGAAGATGCCGCGCATGAGAACGGGAACTATCAGAATATCTGCTACGAATGCGGGAACAAGTTCGTTGGGCACAAGGGCCGCTTGACTTGCAAGGTCTGCGCTCTCGCTCGCCGAGCTGCACCGGCTACCAAGGTAAGCGCGAGCGGACAGACTCTCTACGAGACATGGATTGCCAGCGCCGGGCACACCATCACGCCGAAGCGCTGGGCCGATCTGTCGGAATCGACGCAAGTTCACTGGAACAAGCAGGCACTGAGGGGCCGCGCCGCCCAGCCGGTACCGGCTGGAGAAGCGATAGAGGCTCCGGACCAGTTCACGGCGCGAATCATGGACAAGCTGGATGAGTACGGCATGGCCGTCAAGGATGACAACGCCGATTGGCGCAGCCGTGCTCGCTCCGAAATCTTCAGCGCAGTGTATGACCGCGCCAGTCTTGCCCCGGTATCCGCCCCGACTGGCTATAAGCTGGTGCCGCTGGAGCCGACGCCGGAAATGGTTAAGGCAGCGATCAAGGCGGCAGCGGAATTCCGTTACAACTCCGCCGGCATGCAGGGCTTCACCCATGCTGACGGATATCGCGCAATGGTGGCTGCTGCCCCGGTATCCGCCCAGCAGGGCAAGATCCGGGAACTTGAGATTGAGCGCAATGCGGCGCGCGGAGCCGTCGCGGAATACTGCGCACGCATCGAGCGCCTGGAAGCCAGGATAGCCGCCCAGCAGGGCGCAGCCGTGTACGAATACCAGCCGCGCCACGAAAACGGCATGCTGCTGGACTGGACGCCGATCCCGCACGCTGAAACCGACGACGAGGCACGCGACTACTGCGAGGCCAAGGGCTTCGAATGGCGGCGCGCAGCCAAAGCACCGGCAGCGCAGGATGATCTTTCAGACTTTCCTGGCTACAGGCATTGCGGCCTCTTTGAACTGATCGATTCTGATGCACCGGCAGCGCAGGCTGTAGATGCAATCCAATTCCTGAAAAACGTTGTTGCTGATGTGGTCCCGATGTTGTCGCACGACTGGCCCAAAACTGCCGAACTGCTCAAGCACGCAGTGGCGCAGATCGAGGCGGCGCATGCACAGCAACCAGCAGCGGGAGAGCGCGAACGATTTGATGAAGCCATGCAGGCCAAGCATGGCGGCCCCCTCACCAAAGAGGATCTGGACGCCTGCTGGAGCGAGTTACCGGGCTACGCCTGGCGCCGTGCTGTCGCCGCCGCTCCTACTGCTGGCGCAGCGACGACGGTACAGCCGCAGCCATCCACCCGTACGGTGTTGCGCAAGCTGGTGGACATCGGCGCGCGGCGCGCGCTGACCGCCGACGAGGTGATGCACTACAAGGCCATGATCGCCGGGATGGAGGCCGCCCGAGGCCTGACAGCGACGACCAGCGAGGATGCGCCGCTCTACTCGACGCGACAGGATGCGGCCCGGTATCGTTGGCTGCGAAATCCAGACCCGCAACCGCATCGTGGCCTCGACGTGCTTGATGATGACCACAACATCATCGAGGGCAAGGCGCTGGACGCAGCCATCGACGCAGCCATGCGCGCCACCCAGCAGGAGGGCGGCAATGCCTAAGCTCCCGAAACTCACGCCCTGGATCGGGATGCAGCACAAGCCAACACGCGAAGGCGAGTACGAGGGTCGAGAAAAGCGCACCGGTGCAACTCTCGTTGTCTATTGGAGAACACTGACCGATGAAACGAAGCCAGGCTGGTACTACCAAAAAGGATGCTGGGGGCCGTTCTTGCTGTGGCAGGACGCAGCAAAAGATATGACCGCCTGGCGCGGGCTGAGCGCACCACCGAAAAAGGAGCAATCCCATGTCCAATAACCTGAACCAAGGCGCGAGCATTGAAGCCGAGCGCGCAGCGTTTGAAGCGTGGCACCACGATAAATTCCCTGATGTGGAATTCAAGCTGCTGCTCGGCGCTTACGCTGTTACATCGGCAACTCCGCGCCCACACGGTAGCTTCGCAGTCAACGAGCGTTGGAAGGCATGGGCCGAACGTGCCCGCCGCACCCCTGCTGACGCTGTAGGTGCGGGAGAGCTGAACGTCGCGCAGCTTTTGCAGATCGTCGCGGCAAACACCGGAAAGCGCATCAGTCTCAGCTTGGGCGACCTGGACTGCTATATCGCCGTCGCCCGCGCCGCTATCGCCGCTGATCGCGCCCAGCGCAAGCAAGCCGGTCAGCAAGAGATGATCGACATAGGGCAGGCGCCGGGCGGGCAGAAAGGCGGTGCAGCATGAGCGGGCAAGTTACCGATTGGTTCCCGGCGAACGTGAGGCCGGCGCTATCTGGCTGGTACGACGTCCGGTATGTCGATCGTGTGAAGCCGTACTTCAAGCGCAGGTATTTCGATGGTGAAACATGGCGATTTCACCCTGAATCTAGCGCTTGCCTGTTCGGCAACAACTCCGAGGACGCGCCGCGAGAAGCATGGCGCGGTCTTGCTGAGAATCCAGCCGGTCAGGAAGGCGAGCAGCCGACGAACAAGGAGAAGAACTGATGAGCGACTTGATGCTTTACGGCGTGCTGCGCATGCCCTACCACATGGCGATGTCCGACCACATGTCGAGCTTCCAGTTCTGGAGCCGCGCGCAGGAAGCCGCTAGCCGACTGGAAGCCGCCGAGGCCCGGCTGGCCGAACTCGACCGCGCCCCTTCCTCCGCTACTACTGCAGGAGAGCGACAGAGCATTGATACGCCGGAATTTCGAGCGTTGCTACGTGCCCATCAGCGAGCAGCGGAGGCGCGTTGCAACTCCGACAGCATCGACGCAGTGCAGGCTGAGCGATCAGCCCGAGTCGCCATCATCGCCCACATCGACACCTGGGCCGCTCGCAGCGCTGCAAATACGGTAGCGCCAGATCAGCAGAAAATCGATGCCAAAACGGCTGAAACCCGCATAGATACTGGGCTTTACGGTAGCGCCAGCTTGGCTCGCAGCGCTGGCGATGCAGTACCGGCTGAAGCGATCCTAGCGAAGATCCGTAACGCGGTCGCCGGCTACTACCGGGCCCTCAATCGGCGCGATCACGGCGGCGTTGCTATGGATCGGGCGTTCCGCGCCATTGAGTGCGAGATTGGCATGGGATGGGACATGTGGACGCGCGCTGAGGATGCCGCCAGAGCCGAAGGCGGCGCAGCTCCAGCTCCTGGCCACGCTCGACCTTTTCGCCACCAAGGAGACATGAAATGCCCGTAGACACCCGGCAGGAAGAAAGCATGAAAAACAGCGAGGCAATCGCCGGCATCGTGGCAGCGCTTTGTGGCATCGTGCTTGCGATCTGGTTTGCTTATACCGTGATGGCGCCGGCTATGAGCAGGCCGCAGCCTAAGAGTGACCAGCAACTGTGCGAGGAACGCGGCTGCGTGTATGTTCGCCTGCGCTCCGGCCCGAATCGTTGCTTTGCGAAGGAAGCATTCAAATGACCGTAGACACCGAAAAGATGAAGGCGCTGGCACTTGCGGCAACGCCGGGGCCGTGGCAGAAAAACTATGGGAACTTCAACGTAATTGCGCCCAATGAAACGAACGCGGGACTTGATCGCTACCACGTTTGCATGGCCGAAGGGCGCGATTACCTGCAAATGTCACGCAACGCCGAATTCATAGCAACCGCCAACCCCGCTGCTGTGCATGAGCTTTGCACCGAAGTCGAGCGCCTGCGGGCTGAGTTGGCTACCCGGTGCCGCGCGGAGGGTGGCGATACGAGCGAAAACATGGTGCTGGGAAAACGCGCGGAAAACGACGCAAAATCCGCTGGAACCCGCATGGGCATTGGCTTTGCTGGCGCTGGCCAAATCGCGGCTCCCGCATCTGGAACAGAGAAGGATGCGGAGCGGCTTCTCGCTGCCATCGTGCGGAGCGACGTGGGCATAGCCACCCGCCACAAGCTGGAAGACGGCCAGGGCACCGCAACGGAAGACGGCAAGAACTGGATGGCCGCCATCGAGTTTGTTGCAGCTATTTCTGCGCACACCAAAGCCGGGAAGCCGGCGTAGGTCGGAGTTTAGGAAGGAAAGAGGATGAGTGCTATCTTTGAAATGCCGATGTCATCGGAGACGCTCGAGCCCGACGAAGTCGAGAGGATCTCAGGCTGCAGCCGCAAGGCCGAGCAAATCGAATGGCTCAAACGCCATGACTGGGTCTTCGTCAAGAACCACGCCGGCGTCCCGATCATCGGACGGCTGTACGCCAGGCTTAAACTGGCAGGCATCAATCCTGCTGCACTGGCGGCGCCCCAAGCCGGCGGGTGGCAGCTTGACGTATCCAACATTCGATAACAGGCAAGCAATGCGACCGAAGACGACCGGTAAAAAGCTTCCGCCGCGGATGCTCGCGCGGACGCGAAAACTAAAATCCGGCGAGGTCTGGACAGGCTACTACTATAACGGCCGGGATGAGGAAGGAAAGCGGAAGGAGATCCCTCTCGGGACTGATCTGGCCGCGGCGAAGCGGAAGTGGGCAGAGCTCGAGTGCGTCGAAGTGCCGCCCGATGCATCCCTCATGAAGTACGCGTTCGACCAGTACGAGCGCGACATCCTGCCGAAGAAGAAGCCGTCGACGCAGCGGGAAAACAAACTTTGCCTGAAGGAGTTGCGCCGCAGCTTCGATAAAGCGCCGATCGAGATGATTACGCCTCACGACATCTCGCGATACCGGGACGCCAGGACGGCACCCGTCCGTGCGAACCGCGAGATTGCCCTGCTCTCGCACGTCTTCAACATGGCGCGCGAATGGGGTTTTACGAAGCGTGACAACCCATGCCGCGGCGTGCGAAAGAACGTAGAGAAGCCGCGCGACTACTACGCCGAGGACGACGTGTGGAATGCGGTGCGCGACGCCGGCACCGAGGCCTTACGTGATGCGATGGATCTTGCCTACCTATCAGGCCAGCGCCCAGCAGATGTACTGAAAATGAACGATAGCGACATCCGGAACGACGAGTTGCACGTCAGGCAAAACAAGACTCAGCATGCTTTGCGCATCAGGTTGCATGTGGACGGGCAGTTGACGGGGCTCGGCGCGTGTATAGACAGGATTCAGGCCCGCCCGGTACGCTCGATGAGCGGAGCACTTATTTGCACAGAACAAGGCCAGCCATTGACTGCGAAGATGCTGCGCGACCGGTTCGAGGCGGCGCGCAAGGCGGCAGCCGAAAAGGCAAAAAAGGATCGGCAAGAAGATCTGGAGAGACGGATCAAGGCGTTCCAGTTCCGCGACATCCGCCCGAAAGCAGCGAGCGAAATCAGCAGTCTGCAGGACGCGAGCGACCTGCTCGGACACACCGATAAGGCGATTACAAAGCGGGTGTATCGACGCGCAGGCGAGGCAGTCAAGCCAACAAAATGAGCTAGGGTTGCGGAAACCGTTTCCGCAACTGCCTGCGAAATCAGCAAGGCATGAACTAAAATCGACGACCTCGTCGCTGTCGGGGAAACAAAAAGCCCTTGATTTATAAGGGCTTATCTGTATGTTCTGGCGGAAGCGGTGAGATTCGAACTCACGAACGGGTTCCCCCGTCGGCAGTTTTCAAGTCTACGAACTAAACCCTTTCGGCTCAACAGGTTAGTTCGACTTCGTTTCCGCAGCACCGCTGATTTTGATGGGATTTTTCCCTTATTTTTCAATGGTTGCCGATTAGGTTGCGGAAACGATTTTGCCGCCCTGAGACGCTGCCGGTACCACGGTCTTTGCGTGCTCGGGAACCGCCGGCCGCTGCGGCTTGAACACATGCGCAGGCCCGACTGACAGCGGCAGAAACAGCGGCTCATCCCGCTGCGGTCCCTGCCGCTTTACGAACCCGATATTGATCCCGCCAGGCGCCGGCCGCACGCTCAAACGCAGCGGTGCCGGCGAAGCATCAACCTCGGCAGCCAACGGGCGCATATTGAAGAACAGCGTTTCGCCCTGCTGAGCAGCAAGGTGCAAGCGGCGCAGACTGTCGGCGCGCACGTGCTGGATCCGCGTGCTGCTTGTCGATCCCTGTCCCGGCCAGAACAGCAAGGCGCCGCAACCCCCGCTGCGCAGCACCTGCTCCGCAGCCCACAGTGCATCCGCCGCGCGATCGGCACGCAGCCAGATGGCCGAGGCAGGAGGGATGCCCAGTGCGGCGAGCGCCAAGGCTTGGGGCGCATGCGGCGGCGTCAGAAACACCACGCGCCGATCGGCAACCTTTGCCAGCGCCGGCGCAATCAAGCGCATCTCCCCTATTCCTGGTTGCTGCACAAGAAGGTCGACGAGTGTTCCCGTTGGCCACCCGCCGCCCGGCAGCTGGTTTGACAGCGCCGGGTGACCTGTATCGACGCACCGCGCACGACTGCGTGCAAGCTGCGAAGCCCGCCAGAGTGACGGGTGCAACTGCTCGAGTTCGGCGACGGGCGGTAATTGGCTCATGGTTGACGCAATGAAATACTGTGTTTATATACAGTATATCAAACTGCCATTGCTCAACGCTGTTTTGCACCGGTCCGGTACGCTTCTCCTCATGATCGAACGCACCGACCTTGTTACCGCCAGCCGGGTTGAGCTGGCTCTCATCCTGCTACCGATGATTGGATGGCTCAAGACTTCCTACACCTTGGGGGCGAGCGGCGTTCCGCTTGAAGTCGCTGTACGGGTCATGGTTCTGCCGGAAGCGCGCAGGCCTACGCGACCAGTAGCATTTCTGGCGTGACGGTATTACGGCAGACCACCCCGAAGTCGGCATGGTATGTGATCGCGGTGCACTGCCGTTCGCTCATCCAGCCGCCGCGCGCTGCATAGGCATCCCGGGCCGCCAGGGTCGAGTGCTGGACCACGGACATCCCCGAGTGCTCCTTTTCCTCGAAGTGGTGGCGGTGACCGGTGTGCGCATAGCGCCTGGTCGTATCGCCCCAAACCTTCGGGAACTGCGCAGCGAATAGCAGCGGAAGCTGATCGTTCTTCTTTAAATGGCCGTGATGCCATGCCAGCATGGTCTGACCGTGCTGGTAGACGTAGTACGGCAGTTCGGAGTCGATCACCTCAACCCGCGGCTCGTTCTCGTAAAGGGCCTTGAACATGGCTCGCAGCCAGACGCTGGACGCCAGGTCGTGATTGCCTTCTGCCATCAGGACAACCACGCGCTCATGCTTCTGCAGCGCGAAGCCAATTACTCGGCGCAGGATCCGGATAGCAGTCTGCACAACCTTCGGGAATCGACCGTCTTGGTCTAAAACGTGTCCGGAAGTGGGCGTACGCCCCTCAATCATGCCCATGCCATCACTGTGCATCCAGTCACCGAGTTGCGCCACGATCCCGGTATGGGCAGGCGGGCTGGCCTCGACCATATGCTGGAAGCAGCCAACTAGGGTACGCTCCGCGATGCCGAGATCCCAGTCGCCGTTGGGGTCTAGGTTTTCTTTGTGCCACGCGAACATCCCGACATGGCTGTCGGTCAGGGTGTAGACGTTCGCCAGCTTGGCGTTTGTCACCGCCGGCGCCTTCACGGGCTTGGCGCGCGGAAGCTCTTCAGCCATCGCGCTGAAGGCAGCCTGCATGACCTCGCGTTGCCGATCCATGTCCACGGACGACTTCACCCACTGCCCGGCCGGCTGGCCTTCCTTGTTGTAGTAGGTGGAGACGCCCTTGACGATGAACCCATCGGGCACGGTCCGGGTCATATCGTGCGCCGGCGAGTAACCCTGCCGTGCGGCCGCCAGGATCATGCGGCCGATCGCGCCGTCGATCGTGTTCTTGGCGACGCCCAGTGCACGCGCCGCCGCACGCTTGCTGCCGTGTTGTAGCACAGCGTCGAAGTAGGCAGCCTGCTGCGGGCTTGCCGCAAATTCGCGCAGGTTCGGATCGAGGGTGTTCTGCTTGGTCATGCGGTTCCTTTACTTAGGCCAGGCCTGTACCGTCTTCGCATGGCGCGCAGCACAGTCGGCGTATTGGTGCAGCAACCCGATCGCCCAGGCCTGCCACACGTCGTAGTCCGGAGACTCGGGTTTCGGCACGTCCGGGCACGGCGCCGCAAGCGCGCTATCGAGGGATGGCTTGATTTGCGGCGTCAATGGCGGAGTCGAGGTTGCGCACCCGCACAGCGTCAGGCTTGCAATCCACAGGCAGAGGCTTCGCATTGCGCAGTTCCTTGGTGAGCGCCGCAATCTTGGGCGCTAGGGTGGTTTCGATTCCGGCGTACTCGGTCGCCGCCTTGTGGATGGCAGCGGCATCGGCCTGCAGCGTGGTCAGCGCAACGGTTGCTTGCGCCGCCTTCTCCTGCGCCTGGGTAGCCTTCAGGCGCGACAGCTCATTGCTGAGCCGCCAGCCGTTGATGACCCAGCCGGCGCCGAATGCAAGAACTCCGGCAGCGATTCCGGCTCCGACCATGAACGGCGCGCGATACGGCGTCAGGCGGGCCAACAGCGCGGCGATCATGCCGGCATCCTCAGACCGTCCAGGAACAGCGCTTTCTCGGCCGCGCGTCGGTCGACCAGCCCCTTGAGCTTCTGGCCGTTCGAATACACCCAGCGGTCAAACTGCTCGGCGGCTGCCTTGTGGCTGCCCTTGTTCAGCAGGATCAGCATGGTCGATTCGGCCAGCGCCTTCGCGCCCAGGTTGAACGTGAAGGACACGAGTGCGTCGAATTGCTGCTGGACCAGCGGCGCCTTGACCAGCGACGACACTGCAGCCTCGGCGTCTTCCAGATCCTGCGTGAGCCAGACGTCGGCCTGCTGCTGAGAGCAGCGGTCACCCATCTTGACGCCGCGCGTGTGGCCGACTCCGATCGTGGGAATGCCAGCGGGACAACGATACGCCTGCAGGTAGCAGCCTTCGAACTGGCGGATCAGCGCACGGCACGCACCGGAGGCCTTCATGTGGGCGGCGTTCATTGCGTGTCCTTCGGGGCGTCCGCCGGCAGGCTGAACTTGGAGTTCGCCAGGCTTTCGAGCTTGAACAGGGCGCGACTACCCATGTGGGCCATGATGCCAACCAGCGCGTACTTGAGAGACGTGGGCGCGCCGATGTAGTCGCACAGGTTCGCGACGACGATCCCGGTGAAGCCAGAGATCACCAGTTCGCCGACGAACTCAGTGACGTTCCAGGCGCGGACGTGACCCTCTTTCATCTTGCGCATGAAGGAGGCCAAGCCGCCCAAGAGGGACAAACCGATAAGCAGTGCCCAGCTGAGAAGCACGTCCAAGGTGCCAGGGGTGGGGGTTTGGTTCATTTCGCGCTTTCAGGAGAGGCTGCGACGGTCGTAAAAAAACCCGCCGAAGCGGGTTGATGGATGAAGCTGAGGGCGGCATGTAGGGTGCCAGGGTCGAATCGTGCAGGGTCTGGCATTCCGAGCGCCGCGGCTACTGCCTCGGAACAGAACCACTTCCGCTTGTCGTCGCCGACGGCCGAGAACACGAAGTGCAGGTTGCCGAGCAGGTCGTATGCATTTCCCTCGTGCTCAGCAAACCAGTCCCAAGCCTTATCGGACAGCTGCTCAGGAAGATCGACGAACTCCCACAGGGCCGGGTCGAAGTCGATCGTCTTGAACCGTACGCCGGCGTCCATGTATGAAGCCGATGCGGCGTAAGCCCGGCCTGGCGTCGTGGTCTCAAGCAGCAAAAGCTCGACGTGCGAGTACGGGCTGCGGGTCCACCAGCGGACCAGGCGGTTATAGACGCCAGGCAGGCCGGCGTGCGTACCTTTATAGAAAGCTGCTCGGAGGGTCATGGCATCACCAGGTGATTGCCGCGACCTCTTCCGGCGTGCCGGCTGCTGCCAGCTGCGCCTTCAAAGCCTGGGCGTGGGTAAAGTTCTCAGTGCCCTGCGCGGTCATCGAGGCGTACATATCCTTGAACGCATCAACGTCTGCCAACTGGATAAACGTGTTATCAGTTGCCTTCCACGCCATCGGGAAGCCTGCTGGAAATCCGCCGGCAAGCGCGATGTTGTTTGCCACGCCGTCGATGTCCGACCGAGAAAGCGCATCACAGGCGATGCGCTTTCCGGCGTGCGGGAATGTGGACAGGTTGGCTTCGGCGCGCCACGCATTGATTTGGTCGTTCTTGGCGGCCTTGAGCGCATCGAGATTGGACACCGGCTGCAAGACGGGTGCCAGTTCGACACAGTCGCGCGCTTCGTTGGCGTGGTAGTTGACCCAAGAGCCAGCCAGAGCCTCGTCGACAACAATCATGCGGTCGACGTGTTCTTCCGGCGGCACTTGAAGAAAGCAGCCGTCGAGCTTTCCGTCGGCGCCATAGGTGACGTAGCGAATGTTTTCCATTATGCGAGCTTCCAAAATTCGGCCTCGGAATAAATTTCGACTCCACCCGTCTGCGCAGACCCGAACGTGCCAGCGGTTGCGCCAACGTAAGACTGCAGGCGAAAGGTTTTTGGCGCAGCGATAGTGAAGCGGCCAGTCACGTAAGAGTCGGAATTCTCTGCGGAGTTGAAGACGCGATGCGGGGAGCCGACGTAGGTGATACTGTCCGTTGTGTTCGCCAAGATTGTCTTGCTTGTAGCATTCACTGTGCCGGACACGCAGGCGCGGGCGCGGAAATCGTATGTCCCGGCCGGCAACACAATCGCGCCGGACGACAGGCTCGCGCCGCTGATGGTATTGGCGTCAGTTGTGTTCAACCCGCGGTTCACCGTGCCCGTGCCCGTCGCGGCCCCGTTCACGTTGCTTGCGTACTGCTCGCTGAACTTCGCATACTGGTAGACCGGCATCGGCCCGATGTCACCCTTGTCGCCGGTGCGCGTGAACTTGATCAGCACCGCCTCGTTCGGGCCAAACGGGTTCGCCGAACTACCGCCGGTATTCGTCACTGTCAGCTTCCGGTATCCCGTCGCAGTGATTCGTGCCGTCACATCGAAGGTCAGGAATTTGGTCGGATCACCCTGCTTTACGATCCGGACCTGGCCCTTGACGATACTGGTCGAAGTATCGAATTGGTCGATCAGTGCAGTGTTGTCGATTCCGTCGGCGCCGAACAGGTCTAGAAAGAGCGACGTGGCCGCATTCTGCGTCGCGGCGTTGAATCGCAGCTTGCCAGGCGTCGGGTCGGCATCGGCAGTCGACGAGAGGTCGACGGTGTAAGAAAAGGCGTAAGCCCCGCCGGCCGCCAAGACGTTCAGCCCCGAAACGAGCGCGATCAACTCGGCGACGAAGTTCACCAGCCATGTAATGAACGCGTCGAAGCGGCTCGAAAATGTTGTGCGATCGCCTCGCTGAGGAGCAGCCGGCGGTAGTGTGAGAAGTGCCATTAGATAAGCCCTTTTACTGTCATTGAAATGTTGCAGCGATCAGCGCTGTAGGAGAACTTCCCGGAACCAAGGCCCCAAGTCCGAAGTCCAGCTGCATCCGGACTGTCAGAGCAAAACCAGAACGCAGGCTTACCCAGCAGAGAGGTAACGATCGCTTGTGCACGCAGCCCGGCAGCTCGGCTATCAGCAATCGCAGACATCGACAAATTCGTAGCCGAAGGGCCATCGATAATGTCGGTGTTGCCCCACTGGTCCGTGTCGATATAGGCGAACGAAGTTGGCTCGGCCTCGGCGTCAGACAACGTTTTCCCGAGCACCTTGATGTCACCGACCGCTAGCGCGCCGCAGCTAACTGTCCCGCCACTCGTGAGCGAGACTGTGATTTCGCCAGTCCCGTACGGCGGCAGGTCCGACAGCAGCAAGTCCGTCAGCGGCTCAAACGGATCGAAGAAGTACTCCCAATAATCATCAGGGGCGCTTGCCTCCATCGCCTGGGTGTACGAGTACTCCAGGGTCCCCCCCGGCGAATCCTTTACGGTGACCGTGATGTCGTTTGCGGACACGCCAACCACATACAGAGAGCCAGCTGGCCCCGGGCGCAAGACCACAGTGAGGTCGCCGCTTGCCGTCGTCGCCGTACCGATCTTCTTGTCGAACATCGCCCAAGGGTTGGCCGGCCCGAGGTCCTGCCAATACACGACGCCGCCATTACTGGCGGCTACGCGATTGACAGGGTCAGTCGGATCCTTACCAACGTTGCTTGCGACCAGACTCCGGTAGTTATGCAGAGTCGCCGGGCTGTAGCAGTAAGCTCCCGCCGCAAAGGACGTTGTGTTGTCCCAGGTCGGATAGCCCTCTGCTACAGCCGTAGTGCTTTGAAGGATGCTCGATGTGATGGTGATCGGCACCAAGACGCTGAGATTGCCGCTCAATTAGACCCCCTTCACACGCAGGAAGCTGCCGCCCGGGCTTGCGCCCTTCAGCACATCAGCCATGATTGCCATGTCTTTCGCCATACCCTCGATAACCTCCCGTTGTTTCGCGTTTTCTTCCTGCAGACCCTTTACCGCATCCGCAAGCACCGCCCCGTTATCTGATGGCCTAGATGCTCGTGCCAGAACGGACATCAGCAGGCGGTTATCTGCCGCCGGGATGATTCGCTCGCCCTCATGCACAAGCGCCGGCATCGTCTGCGGTACATAGTTCGTGCCGATCGCGAACGGGTGCAGCTTCTTGTACTCATCGCCCTTCATGAATTCGGCGCGAATTGAGTCAAGCGAAACGCCCTTGGCGAGCTGGTCCTGCCAGAATTGCAGGCCGGCTTTGTCCGGCGCCCGGCCGAGCAGATCCTCGTAGAATCCCGCGACGGTCGAGGTGCCACCCACGACCGGATTCGACTTCGCGCCACCGATCGACGACTGGAATGCCGCCAGGGCCTGCGCCAGGGACAGCGTTGCAACCGACTGCCCGTTCAGCGCATCAATCTCCGCCTGCCCATTCGCCACAATCGCGTCGAGGCGTTTGATCTGGTCGTTCAGCGCGTCGAGCGACTTCTGCTCGATCGACAGCGAATCGTCAGTGATGTCACCCAGTTGGGCGATATCGTTCTGCGTGCGCAGCAGATCGAACATGTAGTCTTCGCGCGATCCGAACTGCTTCGAAGCGTCTTGCGTGACCGCACCGAGCGCCTTCTTCAGCGACTCGACTTGCGCATCCGACAGCGTGCCGCCTGCTTTCGTGATTGCCAGGTCAGACCGGATTTCGGCCTGCGCCATCGACCGCGCGAACAGCTTCTGTTCGGGCGATTGAAGGCTATCGAGCGTGCTGTGAAGCGCCTGCGACAAGCTCTGCAGTTTGTTGAAGGCCGCGGTATGCGTGTCAACGCTCGTCTGGATCGCCGACTTCTCTCGCGACACGACCTTTTGCAAGACCGAATACATGTCGCCGACGCCGGCCAGCATTGTGCTTGCCTGATCCTTCACAGCCTGCAGTGCGGCAGCCTGAGATTTCACAGCCTGCACCTGGTCGAACAGAGCGCGGTTACTTTCGTCGAGCGCAGCGCGCTGCTTGCCTAGCAACTGCACCGACGACATCGTGAGTTCGTCGAGTTGGTCTTGCAGGCCTTGGCGCTCTTGCAGGATGGCTGCGGCCTTCTGCGCCTTCTCGGCTGCATCGTCCGGATGAACCTGTGCGAACGCCTCGCCAAGAGCCAGCAACGAATCCAACTGCTTAGCGCCTGACTCGGTTGCAGCGGCGCCCGACGTGATCAGATCGTTGACTAGCCCCTTGAACTGGTCCCGCGTTGTCGGGATCGAGCTCAGGCCCAAGCTGGCAAGTGCCTTATCCAGCGCCTCTGCAACAGGCTTGATACGCTCGGCGTCCGTCAGGAAGTTCTGATTGAAGAACGCCGCTTGAGACGACAGCGCAGACAAGCCGCCGGCGAGGTCGATCAACTGCTCACGAGCCTTCGCCGACTCCAGGCCGGTCGAGCCGAACAGCGAACTGGCAGAAAAGCCCAGTAGCTGCGCGATTTGGTCGGTGCCTTTGAAGTCACCAGCCAGCCGCTCGAGCGCCGCGGATGCGCTCTCGCCCGACTTCGACAACTCGTCCAGGTTCGGAACCAGCTTCTTCGCGATCTCGTCGCCGATACCGCTGAAGAAGTCCGTGATGGCTTGCTGGTCTTTCGTGGCGTCGCCCGTCAGCTTCAGGTCAAAGGTCTTGGAATAATCCTTGATCCAGTCCGCCTGCACGCCCAGCGACGATGCGAAGCCGCTCGAAGCGCCCTCGATTGCCGCAAGGCCTTGGGTGAACTGCTTGACCATGGCATCGGTGAATGCCCTGGTATCGGTCCAGTTCTTGTCGCTCCGGAATACGCCGCCGTCTTGATGCAGGTTCTGATAGCTACTGCCCGACAGGCTCGATGCCGACAGCGTGCCGCGCAACCCTTGTGACTGAACCTCGGTCGGCCCCATTCCGAACAGGCGGTTGATCCCGCCGCTGATCGCACCGGCGACGGCGCCGCCGACCGGGCCAAAGATCGCACTCGCCACAGCGGTACCGATCTTCTCCGCCGTCATGACGCCCGAGCCGGTCTCGTACTTGCCGGAGATCGCAGAATTAAGCGTTGAGCCGATTCCGTAGCCAACGAGCGTGCCACCAATCTCGCCGGCGTAGTACGCGGTCGGGCTGAGAGCCTGTCCGCCCGCAGTGGCATATCCTTGAGACGCATAGGGGTTGTACCCCATCCCCGTCATGCCCTTTTGAACGTCACCAGCGATAAGATCAGGGATGTCGTTCAGACTTCCTGAGATCAGCTTATAGACGTTCGATGCAGCTTGTGCGGCGCCGATGGCCCCGTTGCCACCCACTGAAGCAGCAGATGAGCCATCTCCGCTTAACACACTTGCGACTGCTGGGCCAGAGATAGCACCAGCAAAGCCGGCCACAATCTGCACCACATACTTCTTAATAAAGGTCTGGTAGAGCGCATCTGCCAGCGAGGTCTTGAGCGTGTTACCGATCGACTTCGCAAACGACGACCATGCGTTCTGGCCGTTCGTCAGCATGTCTCGGAAGCCCTCCTGGAAGTTGTAGTCCAGGTCGTTGATCACGCCTTTCCAGCGGTCCAGCACCGGCGTCATCTGCCGATTCGCGTACCACTGATCGAACTGCTCGATCAGCTTTTGCCGCGCTTCCGACCCTGCCTCAGTGTTGGCGATTAGTTCTTGCCACTGGCGTGCATCGATTTCGAGCACGCGACGCGCACGCTCGTCGGCATCGGCAATGTAATCGACAGAGAACTTGCGGTTTTCATCAAGCAGGCGCTGGGCGCCGGCAATCGCCGCCTTCTGGTTCAGGGTTGCCGCCAGTTCGCGCTTGCGAGCGTCCGTCTTGGCGTTGAGGTCCGCGATCTCTTGCGCACTAAGGGCGTGGCCGTCTTTCGCTTGATCCGCGACGAACTTGCGTGCATCGGTTTCTAGCTTGATCTGGGCAATCGCGATGGCTCGCGCCTGGTCGGACTGCCCAAACAGACTTACTTCCTGCTGAATGGCGTCAGTCTCGGCGGCAATAGCACGGTCCCAGCCGCCTACCAGATTGTCGAGCGCCGTCTTGCGAGCTGCATCGGCATTTGCCATTGCAGCCGTAGCACCATTGGCGATGTTCAGCCGCTGCTGGGCAAGCACTGCCAGGTCGGCAAGGTCCTTCTTGTAGGCCGACTGGTCTTCCTTGCCCTTATCGATTTGCGCGCGCTTCGTCGCCAGGTCGATCTCGAGCTTGTTTTCCTGCAGCTGGAGGTCGCGCTTCTGCTCGATGTACTGAGATTCCGAGACGATTCGCTGCTTGTAGTTGCTGTCCAGGTCGCTCAGCTGCCCGGCAAGGATCTCCTTCTGGCGACGGCTTTCACCCTCAAGTGCTGCCAGGGCCGGATTGTCCAGCGATGCGTATTCCTGCACCACCTTGTTCTTGGCCGTTTGGATCGCCTTGTCCGAAGCGCCAGCTGCCTCGCCCTGCTCTTGCACCTTCTTCAGCGCGAGCTTCAGCCGGTCGGCCTTGGACATGGTGCCTTCCATGACCTTGTCCCACTCGAGACTAGCCTTTCTAAGCTGCTCGGTGATGCCGGCTTGTTGAGCCTCCCAGGCCTCTTTGTCGACCTGGTATTGCGCTTCCTTTTCCTTGCGAAGCAGCTCGGGCAGGTTCGATGCTGCAGCGGCTTGGCGCATCGCGGCGTTATCGCCCCGGTCGCCGCCCTGAGTAATTGGCGGGGCTTTCGCCAGCGCGATCTGGGCCTGGATTTCGGCCAATGCCTGTGCCGAGCTCTTTTTACGACCCACACCGAGGAACATGTCCCATGCTTGGGCAGCACTGTCTTTTGCGCCCATCCAGGCGCGCTCAATGCTCCCGAGGCTATCTTTCATCTTCGCCGCGCGATCGGCGAACGCATCAGCGTAGGCCTTCTGAGCGACCTCGGCTGCCTCTTCCGTCTTGCCCTGGTCTTGGAGCGCTTTGACCTGCTCATAGGTCGCAGCGGTCAGGTAGTGATACGACTCGCTCAGTTTCAGGCTGGCTTCGACCGGCGACTTGCCGAGCTCGGCGAAATCCTTGACGGTCTCGTCGATGCTGCGGCCGACGTACTTCTGCACCTGGACGGCAACGGTACCGAAGCGCTGAAGGTTTTCAGCACCGACTTCACCGGTGCTGGTCAATGCGGCGAGCGCCTGGGCGGCTTGAGCTTGGGTGCCAACGGTCTTGCTGATCTGCGCGGCGTAGTTCGCTAGCTGGTTCGTGCTCACGCCGGCAGCATTGCCAGACATGATGATCGCCCGGTTATAGCCGTCGGCCTCTTTCGAACCCTCGTTATATGCATAGGCGAGCGCACCGGCGGCCGCAGCGGCGACAGTGTACGGATTGACGAGGCCAAGCAGCGATTGGCCGACGCCGCGGAGAGTCGCCGGGACGCTGCCGAACGAGTCGCGCAGCTGCGAGCCCTGCTGCATCAGCACCATAAACGGCGATTGGCCGCCCGCGAGCTGGACGGCGATATCAGACAACTGGGCTGGCACCATGCGCATGGCGTTTGCGACCTGGGCGGTTGACGCACCGGTCCGCGTCTGCGCCTGCTCGACGTTGCGCAGCGCGTTCAGGTACGGCGATAGCGTCGAGGGGTCGATGCCACGCTGGCGGGCCAGCAGCTCGTAATACTGCGAAGTCGCACGACCGCCGGCCTCCATAGCGACGGTCGTGCGCTGGATGGAGCTGATGATGCCGCGGCTCGCCGCATCTACGTTGCGCGCAGACGTAGCGGCGCCCGAGCCAACACCAGAAACCGCCCGTTCGGCACGCTCGCCGGCCTGGGTGACCTGCTGCGCCATTTGGCCGGCCTGCTGCCCGATTTCCTGGAATCCAGCACGGGTCCGGGTAGTGTCTACCTCGGCAACAAGCTGTACGCGGCGCTCTTCGGTCATGTCATTCCTTCGTGTTCATCGCTCCCAGAGCGGCGAATTCCATCGTCCGGATATCCGCCTCGAGCTCGTCGTACTCGTCGGGCTCAAGGCGCATCCGGTCCATCTTGTGAAACAGGGTGTTGTAGTCGAGCCCCGTAGGACCCGCCATACCGACGCGCCACTGAGTCGACAGGGCACGAAACAAGTCGAAGGCCTGCCAGTTTTCCGGCCAAACCTCTACCTGCTCGTGCTCGTAATCGCTTGCAGAGAAGCCGAAGGCATCTAGCTCAGCGTCAGTCGCGGGTCGCTCATACATCGCATGAGCGACGGCCCTCAGTTTCCCAGGCGGCCTTCGCTGAGGGCGGCGCGGTAGTCGTCGGCGATCGCCTTCGCAGCGGCCGGCAGTTCGTCGACCAGCTGTGCGACCGCAGCCTCGCTGAATTCCTCGTCGAGATTCCAGCCTTCGATCGCGCCCATTAGGTAGGCGACAGACAACGCGTTTTGCTGGCCGGTGATCTCAGCCTCAGTCATCGGCTTCGGCGCCTCGTCCTTCTCGATGGCCTCGGTCACGCGTGCAACAGCTTTCTCGCCTTCGGCCTTCACTTTGGCCTGAAACTCGTCCGAGAACTTCGCATACTCGATACGGGTGCGATACTTGAATTCGACCTCGATCGTGCCGGCCGCTTCGCCAGGCATCGGGAAGGAAACCGTACGTTTGAACGACTTCGGGCGCTTGCCCAGGATGATTTTTGCCATGGTGTTCTTCTTTCGGAGGGAGATAAAAAGACCCGCAAGGAGCTACCCTGCGGGCTGGAAAAGACCGGCGCCGAGCTTGGTTAAGCACCGGTCTGGCAACACTGATTACGACGCGTAGCGGACCGGCTTACCCTGCAGCGAGACGGTTGCCTTGACCTGCATGACCTGGCCCTTCGACAGGGTCGGGGTCGAGTTGAACGACACGTAGCCCTGGTACATGATGAAAGAGCCGTCCGGCAGCTGCAGCTTGATGGCGCGGACAGCGCGTGCGTCCGACGCGGCTTGCAGCGCTTGGTAGCCCGGCAGCGACGGGTCGTCGGCGATGCTGATGGTGATGCTCATCGCGCTCGTGGTGGTCGGGATCTGCGACTCGAAGTCCTGCTCGAGGAACGAGTAGTTGGTGAACTGCTGATCGCCGCCCGAGGTCTGGAAGTCCATGATCTGGGTGATCTGGGTGAAGCCGGTGATTTCCGACACCGAACCCACGCCCGAGCCAGTCGGGAACATCGTGGTCGAGGTGGTATCGATGCCGTCCAGGTTGAAGTTGTTGGTGGTCGAGCCAGCCACGCGGATGACGCGGTTGTTCAGCTTCGACCAGCCGGAGGTCACCGACACCAGCGCGCCGTTCGTCAGGCCGTGCGAGGTCGATGTGGCAACGCCCGGGTTGGCGTTGGTGATTGCGGTCACCGGCTTGGCGGTACCGTAGGTGGTTGCCAGCGAAATGATGGAACCGTCAGGGAGGCGAGCAGCCATGTTGTATTACCTTTCTTGCCCTTCTCGGGCACTAGTGAAGTCCGTAGCGGACAAGAAAAAAGCCGCCCGGATTACTCGGGGCGGCTCGGTTTGGGCTGGGACGACTTATCGGTCGGACCAGATTGAGAAATCTTGACGTGATGAATAGCGCTTCATGTCGGCCACAGCGTCCCCGACGCTGGCGCCCATCGAGCGAGCCTGGAAACCTGTTGCCTGAGTTAATGCGGACGCTATCTGCTTGATCGTTGCCTTTGCCTCCGTGCGACGTGGACTCCAAACTTCGATCTGAATGAATGCGTTTTCCTTCGACAGCTCCGTGTTATCAAGGCACGCCGGATCGTCTCCGCCAATCTGAGTCCAGGTCACGTAGGGCATCGCTGTATCCGGAGGCGCGAAGTCTGGGAACGTGCGCGGACAGATTGGAAGCAGTACAGCGGCTAGCTTTTCTTCGAGTGTCATTGGATAGCCCTATGCAAGACGTCTGCCGCAGCTTCTGCGGCCTGCGGGAATTTGTTCTGCGCCTTCCGCACGAAGGACTGTGGTGGCACCTGCTTTGGCGCCGGCAACGGAACGTAGTAAGCGTCCTTCACGGCCTGCGATGCGCCTCGGCGCGGCTTTGGCTTGCCGCGCGACTCGGGCCGCTTCGCCACGTAGAAGGTGCCATCGCTACCCATATATGTAACGTAGCGCTGGATATGCCCGAACTCGACCAAGTTGCCGTGCGGCGCCTTGCGATGGTTCCAGCTGACGTGATACGTCGCCCTGCCGTCGCCGCTGTTCGTCTGGCTGAACACTTGGTAAATACTCTGTGCCAGCTTGCCGGTCTTGCGCGGGATCGCAGCGACGTTGCGCCGGACCTCGTCGTACAAGACCTGTGCCGCAGCTTGCGCAGCCGGCCGGGCCGCCTCTTCCGCGCGCTCGCCCATGTCGGTAAGCATCGTGTTGAGGCCGGAGAGGTCGACCGACAACATGCTCATTTAGCGCTCTCCACGACCAAGAACATGAACGACCGGTCATCGGCCAGCAGGACTGACTTGACGTCATACTCCTCGCCCGCGTAGCGCGCGCGCCAGGCTGGGCCGACGTCAGCGCGCGAGCGGATCCGGATCGAAGCGCGCTTTACCGCTACCTCGGCGCCTGCGCGCAGGACTTCGGCGCCGCTCTGGAAGCGGACGTCACTCCAGATCGTGGCGACGTCAGCCCAGTCGTCCACCGGCTGGCCGACAACGTCTGTTCCGGCCATTCGCCGTAGGAGGGTGATTCGGTGATTCATGCGTACACCTTCCAACGGTCGAGGAGACCCTCGAAATTGCTCTGCTTTGCGTTCGGCACCGGCACAAACTGCTGCTGGACGCAAGCGAGGATGTACCCCTTGATCTCGTCTGGCACCGCGGCATCGGTCGAGCCAAAGCCGCACACGTACTGCACCTCGACCGCGTTGATATACGGCGCGGTCGCCGGCCAGGCTCGGCCCGGAGCTGGCACCACATAACCCGGCTCGCTCTCCGTGTCCACTTGATAGTCCTGGGGATCGAGCGTCTGCTGGATGCCGTCGACGTCGTAGAACTTGACGTGATCGACAGATGCCAGCGGGGCGCCCGGCAGGCGAATCGCGCTTGGGAAGGCGTCGAGCGTCACGCGCCAGGTCTGCGTAATCAACGCGCGTCCGGTGATGTGCTCGGCCTCGCCGGCGTACGTCCGTATAGCCTGGGTGATCTGCGCATCAAGCGCTGACGTGCCGTCCGACTCGACGTCGGCGCGCGCATGCTCGCGTGCCGCAGCAAGCGAGACCGCCAGCGCCGCCGGTGGCACGATTCGCTTCGTGGTCATCGATAGTTCCTTTGCGTTGCGGCCGGTCTTGGCGAACTTGTCGCCGGCTTCCTAGCCTCGTTGTAGTGCGCAAGTGGCGCGTATCCGGCACCTGTTGGCGCGCTGGCGTAGTCGATCTGAGCGCTGTAGCGCATCAGCGCATCAACCTCGGCCAAGTCGAACGTCCCCGCCTGAGCGGGCACCCGGCGTGCCGCGCGAAGAGCCGCACTCGCAGCGACGATGGCAAAGCTTCCGCCGACACCAACCAGAGCGCGCCACGCACGCAACCTGGTGCTCGAGCCATCCAGCGCGAACGTGCCGACCTCGGCAGCCAAGCGACACCGAACCCGCATCGCTACGGCAGCTCCAGTCACGGCAAATCCGCCTGGCATTGCGTTGAGTGTGTAGGCTGGACCCGCAGGCCCCGACACCAGGTTGTAGGCCAACTCGACAGATCCACTCGCGAGCGTGAACACGCCAGGCGCAGTTGCCATCCGACGTGCCGCGCGCATCGGAGCAGTTGAGCCCGAGAGAGAGAATTCAGCGGCGGTGCAAGATAAACGACGAGTTGCCACCATCCCGGCAACAGACCCGGCGAGCGAGACTGTGCCTGTCGCAACTGGCAGGCGTCGAGCGGCGACAAGACCGGCCAGCACGCCCAGAACCGAGAACGACCCGGATGCGGCCTGCAGGGTATAGCTCTTCGGCGCCGGCGCTGCGCCAGTTGGGGCTAACCCGAGTGGCGACAGGGCCAGCGGGTATAAGCCCAGGCTCATTTTTTACACCTCCGGCCAGCCGGTCAGGTAGTTATACGATGCGACGGCTTCAAAGGTCGCCAGCTTGTTGATCGCGTCGCGATGCGCACCGTCAGTGCCCCCGATAGCCGTCTCGGCGTATTCGAACCGCGCAGCGTTTGCGAGCACCTTCGCCACCAGCTCAAGTAGCGAAATGCCGCGCCGCAGCGCTTCCTTTTCCAGCATCGGGCATTTGGCCGTCGCCGCGTCCGCGCTAAACGCATCCGCCTCGGCACGCTTGATCGGCCAGGCAGCCATCTCACCGGGCGACACCATTTCGATCACCTTGTCGCGCAACGCGGCAGCGTGGGCCAGCACCAGCGCACATTTTTCGGCTTTAGCCTGATCCAGCGTGTAGCTGTCGATGATCGCCTGCACTACCACGTCGTCGCTGGACATCCATTGCATGCCAACTTGCCAGAGCGAGTGCCCAGCGGCAAAGATGGCGGCATGCAGGCCGGCGCCTTTTTCAGCGTAATATATTGCCATCACTACACTCCCAGGAAGACAAGCGGCACGTGTGTCTGCCCGACAGGATGCGCCGTCGTTGTCACGCTCGGCACGGCCGGCAGCACGCCAACAGTACCGCCGGCCTCGGTGCGAAAATCTATTTGCACAGGCGGGGACGCGGTATTGAAGCCAAGAGGCGAGCCGCCAAGCTCGTTATTTCCCGAGGACGAATATGCCGTCACGCCCGCGCTGCCGGCGTTGATCGTGATGGAGGTGAAGTACCAGCCAGCGGGCAGGTTCAGTGCCGAGGCGAGCGGGCCAATTTTCAGGCCCGTCGTCCCACCGTCGAGATTGCCGGTCGCTGCAAGCTGATTGCCGATATAGCCTTTCTCGTTTAAAGAATAAAGACCCGCCCGAATGATTGCGCCGGAAGATCCAGGTGTTACGACATTCACACCAAGCGCCGCGATGGGCGCGCCAGCTCTCAGCAGGAACGGGATATAGTGAACATCCCCCGCATATATCGAAACGGTCGATGTCGTGGCAGTGCGCGCGGCCGATGTTAGCAATCGATTCAGTGACGCGGATACCGTGTCCACAGTCGGCATCATCGATTCCAACGTGTTCGCGTGCGGCGTGCAGATGATCGTCGTCGTTCCGGACAGGTTTGCCGCAGTGGGATTAACGCTGTTGTAAGTTCCACCGGCGAACGTCGCGCTGACGCGGGCGCGCACGAAGGTGCTGGCATCGCTGAGGTACCCAAAGCCAGATTCGATAAATAGCCCGCCACTGTCGAGCAGCGTGTAGGCGGTCTGCGTGTTAAGCGCAAAGACATCCGATAGCTTGGGATACCCTGATGCGGCGATGAGGATCACATTGCCCGCGCCCGTCGTTGCCGTGGTTTGCTTAATGCCGTTCGCAAGCATGTCTTAGTTCAGGGTGAAGATGCCGGCCGCCTGATCGAAGTCGACCAAGATGCTTTCGCCGTCGTTCAGGGTTATGCTCGACCCGTAGTCGTAATAGCCGATCAGGTCGCCGTTCGTGGCAGTGGCGTTCGCCAGGACCGCGTATCGGAACGGTCCGACGGTGCCGCCAGCCGCGGTAATGGTGAGGTCGGCGCACACCTGCTTCAGCGTGCCACCGGTCTGCACCGACGAGGTCGTGCTGATGTTGCGGGAAGAGCAGTTCGCGTAGCCGATCTGGGTAATATCGGCCGTCACCGCAGAGGTAGCGGCATTCGGCGCCGTATTGGTCAGCAGGATCACCAGCTGATCGGCCGCCAGGTTGTGCTTCTTCTTCGCCAATGCCTCGACGAAGGCGTTCAGTTTGGTGAATGCGGCCATTGGCAGCCTTTCATTGTTCAGTGAGCCGCGCTTCGATAAACGAAAGCAGCTCGTCGTCGGACTTGCCGACTATGTCTTCAGGGAAGATCGCCACCCGCCCATCGACGGGGATGATCACAGCGCCCGCCGCCGCGGCCTCGGCGCGCACGTTGGCGATCAAGGCAGCGTCGGCGGGGCTCATGGGTTATTTCTTTCCGCGAGTTGATTTCGCTTGCGGCGCGGGCTCGGCGGCCGTCCGGACTTCAGCCTCGACGGCAACAACTGCCGGCGCCGAGACTTCCGATCGGTAGCGCGCGGCGCCGCAGTCTTCAACCAGGTGCTTCGCGAACTCGGCGCTGGTGCGCAGCACATCGCCAGAATTCAGTACGCCATACTGGTGCGTGATGACTTGGCCGAGGATTTCGACTTCAACCATAGATTTCTCCGCTGATGGGGCAAGCGCTTCCGCCTGCCCCTAGACCGATTAGGCCGGGACCAGGTCGCCGTAGCGGGCGGCGGCCGGCTTCTCGACGGTCAGCGCCAAGCGACGCATTGCGCGGACGGTCACCAGGCCGAGCTGGAAGTTGTTCTCGTCCGAGTCCGACAGGTCGACCACGATGCCTTCGCGGTTGTGCAGGGTTGCAGCTTGCGACAGCGAGCCCACCCACACTTTGCCCACCAGCATGGCGTTCGAAGCCACGACCGGGCGGCCGAACAGGGTTGGCACGCCTGGCAGTGCCGGATCGCCCAGCAGGTAGCGTCCTTGGCTGTCTTTCGCCAGGCGCATGGACCACCAGTCGCCGGTGTTCACGATCACGACGTCCGCTGGGTAGTCGTTCAGCGCGCAGTCGCCGATCATCTTGCCGATCAGGTCGAAACGGTTGGTAGCCGACAGACCGGCGCCGGTCAGCGTCGCCGCGGTGTAACCGTGTGCAGTGAAGTTGCCGGCGTTGGTCAGGCCGGACAGATTCGGGTTCGTGCCGTTGCCGCCGATCAGTTGGGTTTCGACGCGCATATTCACGCCGTAGACCATGCGGCGGTTGATGAACGCAGCCATGGCGGCGTTGTCCATCGACAGCTGGCGGGTGATCTTGATGAAGTGGCCGACGTTCTGCACCGGCATGGTCGCGTTGGCGAAGGTGATGCTGGTCTGCGGCAGCTGCAGGCCTTCGGCGACTTCAGCGGCATTGTTGGTGAAGACATTCTCGCGCACCCAGTCGATCGCGTTCGCGCTGGTCGGAATCGAGGTCAGAAGGTCTTCGATGGTGAAGACGCGGAAGGCTCCCTCGACCAGGCCGGGGCGGCGCTCGCTGAAGGTGTTGGCGATGGCGTTGGTGACGGTATTCTTCACTTCCATCGACACGCGGCCGAATTGGGTGGAGGCGCCGGCACCGAGGATGCCCTTGTACTGCGTGCCTTGCACGAACTGCGCGCCGATGGACTGGTCCACCGGGGCTTGGTCGGGCTGCGCGGAGGCCTTTTGCTCGACCGCCAGCAGGCGCTCAGCCAGCGTGCGCTGCTCGACGCCGATGGCTTCGATTGCGGCCTTGGTCTCCTGCGAGACTTTACCCAGGGTTGCCATTTCGCCGTCCGCTTTTGCGGACATGGCGGTCAGTTTTGCCTCGACACCATCGAGGGCTTTCATGATCAGATCGGACATTGCTTTCCTTTGGTCGTAAAAAAAGCCGCTCGCGGCGGCTTAATGTGGTTGTGATGCGGGTTTATTGGCAGATTCGCACGATACGAGCGACGATTTCGCTCTCGGCGCGCTTCACTTCGTCGTTGTCGCCTGCATCCCGCAGGGTGAACAGCGCCTTGGCGCGGGCGGTCAGTGCCTGGGCCGCCCCTTTGCTGAAATTCCCCGCATCCCGCAGGAAATTCTCAAAATCTCGGATGGTCTCGATTTCCGCCATCTCGTCGGCGTATTTCACGCTCGACAGGTCGACGCGGGCGAATTTGTCGGCCGGGAAGGTCACGATCGACGTCTCAGCCAAGCGCGCGACCTTGTTAATCGTCCGGCCGGCGGGCGTGTCTTCGTAATCGCCCTTGCGCAGCGAATAGCCGATGCTCATCGAATCGACGGTGCCGTGCTTGAGGGCTGCTTTTACCTCTGCCGCGAGGGAGTTCCCTGGAGTGAACTCGCCAGTCAGCAGCAGGCCGTAATCGTCTTCTTCCGCCTTGACCCATTTACCGATCGGGACCGAACTCGAGTCGTGGTTGAAGAACATTTTTGGCAGCCCGTTGACCTTCAGTGTCTCGGCGTACGCACCCTTGACGATGGTGTCACCGTACGAATCGACGTTTCCGAAGGTCGACGCGTAGCCGACAAAGGTCGAATCGTCGCTCTCAAGCTTGAACTGGGCGTCTGCTAGTAGCAGGGACTTGCGTTCCATGTGTTTTCCTCCGCTATTGAGCGATATCGGCGCCGGATCCGCCCGATGCTGTCGTTTTGCCGAGCATGTCGAGCGGGACCAGGTTACTTTGTGCCGTCAGCACGTTGGTGCCGTCGATGTATGGCCAGCCTTCTAGCTGACGGACCTCAGCACGTGTAACAAGGCCGTTTTGCACCTGTTTTGCGTAGATTTCAGCACGATCCTTGGGATTTGCTCGCATTAGGGCGTCAAAACTCATCTCGATCGCCATCGAAGCACGCTGTCGAGGGGTCAAAACGCGCTTTTTCACCGCCTGCTCGATGTTGATGAGCACCGGTCGGATTGCAGTGGTATAGAAGCCCTGCACCAATTGCTCGATTCCCGATCCCCATGCCGTCACATTTGAGTGGTGCACGAGCACCGGCGGCACGTCAAACCACTGGCAAATCTGCTCGACGCTGAATTTTCGCGTCTCCAACAGCTGCTGGTCAGCCGGCGACATGCTCAGCTGCTCGTATTTCATGTTCGCTTCAAGGACGTACAGGCGCGCTGTGCTGCCGGCGGCCATTTCGGCGAACCGTTCCTGCACTGCCTTGCGTTGATCTGGGCTGAGAACCTTATCGAGCATCAGGACGCCGGTAGGCTTGCCGCCAGACCCGAAAATCTTCGACGCTGCGCCCTGCGCCTTTGCTGCCTCGTCCAAGGTGCTGCGCATGAAGTCCAGCTTCGCCAGGCCGGTTGTCCCGTTGCCCAAATTCTTTAGGTGCAGGACGTTACTGTCGGCCAGAACTGCCACATCGTTGTCGAAGGTGTACTTGTAGACCATCGAGCCGTCAGGAAGCACGACAGGCTCGACCTGATCGGCCGGCATTGGCCACATCGCGACCGCCTCGCCATTGTCATCGCGGTCAATCCTGGCGTACGCATTGCCGCGCAGGTCGTGATTCATCATCATCGCGCGCCAGAACTCGAAAGGCGTCATGCGACTATTCGGGCTGTCGTGCAGGATCGCGTAAAGGCGACTCGTGCGAGCGAGCTGCTTTTCCCCGTTGACCTGCTTGTATGCGAAGAACGGCAGGCTGGCGACGGTCGTTGCGCGACGGTCAATGCAGGCCCAAACCGTGCTGATCTGCAGGGCGCCGTCCACGCCGACACTCGAGGTATCGGGAATCAGTGGCGCGCCGGGGATCGACTGCTGCGTACCGCTTGCCTCGGCGATCGCGCCGCCGCGGCCCCACCAGGTGCGGAAAGAGTTGAACAGATTCATGCGCTGATGGGTGCGTTAAGAAAGTCGTTGATATTCCCCGAGCCTGCAGGGTTGAGCGCCATGAGGGACACCGCGCTGAACGCCGACATAAGCGGGTCGATCTTGGCCTTACCAGAGGCCTGCTTGGTGATCAGGATGGCGTTGCCCTTGTCCTCGACCCGGGCGTTACCGACACACCAATTCATCATCGGGCGCCCGCCGTGCAGGAGCTCCCGGCCGGCGACCTTGCGCTCGGTGGTCTTGATCGCGCCGTTCAGGCGGTAGCCCTGCGAAATCGCGACGATCTGCTCCATCGTGATGCCGCGCGCGTCCGTGATCAGCTCGTCCACGACATCACCAATACCGGCAGCGTCAACGCCAATACCCTTCTGCTCAGGCAGCAGGCCGCTGTCACGCACTTGGCAGATCACATTGCAAACGCCCGTTACGTCATCACCTGGCTGGTCGACGATCGTAAGGTCTCCCTCTCGCTGGAAGTCCAGCAGCCGCGGCGCAATCTCTTTACGCCGCTCGAGGGCGATTTTGTGAGCCCAGGCGTGGCACCAGAGAAGCCACTTACCGGTTTCGCGTTCACGCCCCAGCACGGACAGGCCTAGCAAGTCATCCAGACCGCCGCCGTCGATACCGACTACCGCAACTTCGCAGCGCTCGAGCAGCGAATCCAGCGTGATCGACCGATCTACGGCGCCTTCCCAGAAGTCAGCGCCGGCCCAACGGTCAGAACGCAGGTTCAGCCCGATCTCGACATTCAGGTGCTTCGCTAGGAACTCTTTAAATTCCTGCTCGCCGCCCTCTTTCGCCTGGCTATGCAACTGGGTGATGCGCTCGATATCGACCGAGGCGCCCCAGTTTGGGTTCGTCACGTAGGCGTTATTGAGGTCTTCGTATGCCCTGCTTTCCAGCATCGCCGGCGGGAATTCGTAAATCACCGGCAGGAACTTACGATCTGCCACACGCCCGTCGCGCACCTTTCGCGCATAGTCCAGCTTCGCTTTGAACACGCCGGCCGGCGGTTCGTTTGACTGCGTCGTCGCGTAGATGACGAAGCCTTCTGGACGCGATGCTAGACCACCTGTCGCTTCTAGCAGCATGTTAGAGGCCTTGGCCTGCTTGCCGAATTCGTGCAGCTCGTCGACGAAGACGAACGATGCCTTCTTGCCCGACACGGTGTCGCTGTCTGCAGCTACGACCTTGAGGGTCGCCCCGGTCTCCAGGTGCGTGATCTGGCGAAAGTAGTCCTGGACCTTCAGGCGCGCGGACAGCTCTGGATCCGCCTTGATCATGTCGCGGATCGGCTTGTAGGAGTTGTCCGCGATCTCCTTCGTAGGGCTCAAAATCAGCAGTTCTGCCGACGGGCGCCAATTCATGATCAGCGCGCACAGCATGATGGCTGCGGCGATCGTGCTCTTTGCGTTCTTCTTTGAGACCATCAGCATTATCTCGTTGATGTGGCGCCGGCCCGTCTCGGGGTCCTCTGCGCCGAACACCGCTTGGACGAACTCACGCAGCCAAGGCAGCGAAGCCTCGCCCACTGTTGGCTGGCCGGCGACGTCTACCAAGATGAAGCTGCTGCAGATTTCCCAAGCATCGGCCGCCACATCAGGGAACAGCGGCGGCAGAGGAATCAAAGACTCACGAGCTACGATTCGGCGCTCCCAGTCTGGACACGCCGTTGAGTAGTCCATGTGTCAACTCCTAATGCTTAACGGCGGCGCCTGGGCCTCTCCGTGTGGCGAACCTGCTCGACGTCTCGCCGACCGGCTTCTCTGGGGTCTTGCCGCTTTCGCCCAGCTTCTTATGCTTGAACGGCGCTGCAAGGCCGGCGGCCTTCAGTCGGAGGGCGACCGGCACTTCCGGATCGTTCATGAAGAACTCCAGCACCTCCAGCGGCGACTTGCCGACCGTCGATGCCGCAAATTCAGTCCCTTCGTTCTCGGGTTTCTTCTTCCGGCCGGCGCCAGGGCGTGCGCCGCCGCTGCGTCCTTTAACACCGGCCATTTGATTTCCTATTTGATAGAGGGGATTTTTTTGCGCGTGGGGGACTATGCGGTGTCGGTCCGTGGATCGCCTCGACTTTTCATGGCCCCTCCCCCTCAGCCTCTCACCCGCTGCTTTGCTTCGCGCGCCGTCTTGGCGTCGTGACAGGGAACGCAGAGGGTTTCTTTATTGCTATCGTCGTCGCTGCCGCCGTCCCACAGTGGGACGATGTGGTCAACGGGGTGGCCTACGGTGGTGCGCCCTTGCCTCTTGCACTCCTGGCACAGGCCGCAGTCGCGCTTGCGGATGCGCTCTCGATCCTGTACGCCGGCCCATCCTCGCTTACGCTGGATTGTGTTCGGGCGCTGGGGCGCGAGCGTGGCGATGCGCTGACCCGCCACCTGCAGGCGGGACTTCAGGGTGGTGAGTTTCATCGTGGGCGAAGGGGTAGCGGCAGAGAGGCGGCCGTCTTGTCGATCGGGTCGCCGGCCTTTGCGTAGCCCTTGTGGGCGAACAGGTCGCCTACGCGTTCAGCGCGGGCCAGCTGCTCGCACAGCGCATTCAGCTTCTGCTCGTCGTAGATCGGCACGACCATCGAAGGCCGCTTGCCAGTGATCGCGCGGATCAGCACGCCCTTGTAGGCCTCGGCGATAGGGCTCATGCGACACCGATCCCTTCGGACTGGAGTGCGATGCGGTCCTTCTCCAGCTGGATCAGGACCATCAACCAGGTGCGCTCTGCTGCGAGGGTGATGTGCATGGCTCAGCTCCCGGTCAAACGGAAAAGAGTGGTTGCCGCTTCTCGCTCTGCCTTGAGTTCGGCCCGCAAGCAACGCAGCTCTTTGAGGACTGCAGCTAGGAGTATTGGCAGCTCTCTCTCGCGCTGGAGTCGACCGAAGGCGGCGTACTCGCGCTCGTAGTCGAGCATGTAGCAGTCAGCCATACACTTGATATTGCCGCTGTCGTACTCGTGCATCGCGCACCTCAGAAAAAGAAAAGCCGCCCGAGCATTGCTGCGACAGGCGGCGAAGTCCAGTTAGTGGCTGGAGGAGACAAGTAGTGGTAGACGTCGGCCAGGGCTCAGTCTGCGCAGACGTAGGGCAACGCCCACCACATTACAGAGGGCTGGATTCGAACCAGCTTTCTCCCATCTTCCACTTGGCCGTGTGCCGGATTCGCCGGCATACCCGCGCGCCTTGCAGAGTACCTCTGTGATGTGGTCTCTCGTATCGTGAGAGTGACGCGAGCCCCAGAGCTATCTGCTAAGTGGGCCGTAAACGCAAAAACCCGCCGAAGTTGGCGGGCTTTGCTTTTCTTTGGGCGACAAAAGTCCCCCAGTGATTCGCAGTTTACGCCCAATACAGCCGAGTTGCAACGTTCTTCTTCAACTTTTCTTCTAGGTCGTCGCGAGCAGCCATCAGCACAGCCTCGTAGTCGGCGTTCGGGAAGCGCCAAACGGTTGCGATGCGCTGGCTTTTATAGATGGCCCAGCGATGCTGCATGGTCAGGCTATCGACCATTGCGCCCACTGCTTCACCGATCTTCAGGTCTGCCGCACGTTGTGCATCGTTGACGTTGTAGTCGGGCCCGGCCTCGCCTTCCAGCTTCATCCCGCCGGCACCCAGGTCACGGTCGTCCACGCGCATGAAGTCGACCCAGCAGGCCATCAGCTGAGCGTATGGGTCAGGCTTGTTGAATGCCGGTTGAGCCGCTTCCTCGCGACGAACACGGCGCAGGTTCGGGCTCTGAAACATGCTTGCTGTCGCGATCGCGTTCATGACTTTCTCCTGTTGAGCTACACCGTAAGTTTACAGGGTGCCGACTGGAAATTTCCGGCAGTCATTCACTAATTTTTTATACCGTTTTCTCTCTGTTGCAATCTAGCTGTTTACTGGTTTACAACTGCACAGTTTTCGCCCAGCATTGGAGTACCTTAACAGCCAGGAGTCTCGATGACCCAGCAAGGAGAAATCCGCAATATCACTCACAATCCAGAAGAGGATTCGTACGACTTCTCGTTCTATAGCGGCACGAACTGGCGCGCCGGCCGTGTTACGAAGAGCGCGCTGGCAGAGCTAAACCCAGGTGAGCCGGTCTTGGACGCCAACTTCCATGCGAATCAGCGCTTAATCAGCGATTCGGCCTTGCGACGCGCCGCGAGTTTCGCCGACGGCGAGCGCGTAAAGCTCATGGCCGGCGGCGACCTTTGCTGGCAACGTCTGACGATTTAAGTCTCGGCCGACGCGCGGCGCTCCTCCACAAAACGGCGCCGCGCCGCAATATTCCGTTTGTCCCGCACGAACAGGATGCACTTCTCATCCCATACAACGTAACGCTTGGGCGACGTCACATCCTGCTCGTACCCATGACAGCGGCCCATGCCGAGCTCGGCATACTCCGGTTCCGCGTCCTTTACAGTGAACTCAGTGCAGTAGCCGCAGATGTGGTCAGGATTCGGGCAGCGCATCAGGCAGCCTCCTTGCGGATCTCACGCATCACGCTCGTGCTGTTGATGCGGTGGCGCACCCGGCGCTCGACTTCCATTGCTGCCCGGTCAACGTCGATCGCCCGGGAGTTCTCGAGCTGGGCGTCGTGGCAGTCCAGCGCTTCATTGATCGCCTGCAGCTCGGCGCCGGTGAACACGAAGCGATCGCCGTTCTTTACTGCTCGCTTCCCTACCGCCAGCATGGCATTCCGGGCGTCAATGGTCTTCTCGCGGAACTCGTCACCGATACCCTGCTCGCAGAGGATGTTCGCCATGTTGATAGCGCCGACGATCTGATTCCACTGTTCCCGGGTGCCGCGCCCCTGCGCCATTTCCGCCATGGCGAGGTGATTCTTGATCTGCAGCTCGCGCAAGTGCTCGCCGTGCGCGCTGCCCATGCCGCCGAAGACGGTCGTCAGCACGTTACGGCAGACGTACTTCGGGCCCTGGTACTTCTTGTTGCGCGACTTCTTCATGCTGTCTCCTTCAGTTCTTTGATCTTGGCCCGGTAGGTGGTCTTGATGCTTTCCAGGTACTCGCGCGTCCATTTGCGGCTCGTGTTGTCCGCTTCCAGCGTCTCGACCGCCTCTAGGCCAATCCGGGATATCAGGCCACCGCGGTAGTCGACGTGGCCCCAGGTGTTGCAGTCCTTGAGCCCGAGGTGCACGTTCCGCTCGTCGAAGCGCAGATGGTCGGCGCTGCCCCGGCTGCGGTAGTGGCAGGCGTCATAGGCGCCGCCAGGCTGGGCGAGCGCGGCCGCGGTGGCGAATTTTCCGCAGCAGATGCAGCCATGCCCGGCCGCCAGGTCGCGTAACCGCACGTACTCGTTGAAGACCTTCTGCGCTTCAGCCTTCAACTGCGGGATCGTTTTCATGCCGTCGAGCTTGCGCTTCGTCTCGGCCCGGTCGGCACGCGCCACAGCGGCCTTCTGCTTCGCCAGCTTTGCGAGAGCGATCGCAGTTCCGCAGGCCGGAGAGCACCATTTCACGAACGGGGCGGAGGGCGCGAACTCGGTGCGGCATTCCTTGATGGCGCATTTGCGCTTCTTGGTTGCGCGCTGCACCGCGTCGACACGCAGCAAGCCAGCGCCGGCGGTCGGCGCTTTGGCCTTAATGCCGGTGCGGCGCATTGGCGTCTTGCGGGTCAGCGTCGAGCCGTTCATGCCGCCACCTTGACACCGGCCCTCATCTTGGCCAGCAGGATCAGAAGCGCAGCGGCGCGCTGGGCGTGGATTTCTTGCTTGGTCATGCGCGCCTCCCGTCCGCAATCTGGTGAACTTCTGCCGATGGCGCCGGCGCAGCCTTGCGAGCGTCAGCCCAGGTAAAGGCGCAGACGAAAGCGTTTTCGTGAAGGCGGCTGTGCACGCGGTCGCCGACAAACTTCGCCAGATCGGCCAGCGGCTGATTGCTGATCGCGATAACCGGTTTGTTTTCGTTGTAACGGCGGTTGACGATCTCCGTTAGGAGGAGCGAAGCGTTGCCGCTCGAGCGAATCGCGTCAATCTCGTCGAGGATCAGGACCTCGTACTGCAGGAAGCGAAGGATCTCGCCCTCCTCGCTCTTGCCTTCGCGACCGTAGCTTGCCTGAATCTCGCTGATCATCCCGTTGGCGGTGATGTAGCGAATCGAGCGTGCGGCGTTCTTGATGAGCGACTGCGCGATCTCGCAGGCCAGCAGGGTCTTGCCTGTACCGGTGATGCCGATCATGATCAGGGTCGCCCAAGCCGGTTCACGGAGAATAAAGTCGCGGAACATGCGAGCCTGGCGGCGAACGGCTTTCTGCTCGGGCGTTGACGCGACGAACTGCTGGTCGACGTACTTCGCTGGGATCGTCGCTGCGGTCATAAGCGTGATGGCGCGATCAGCTGCCGCGCGGCGGGCGAAGTCGGCCGCCAGCTCAGCGTCCAGGCAGCGAGGGCAATGCCAGGCGCTACCAGCGCGAACCAGAACCTCGGCCGGGCCGTGCTGCTCGCAGGATCCGGACAACATCCCCATGCGGGCGCCGAACGTTGGAATGAGGCTTTCGGTGTGTTCCATGGTCGTCTCCATCACAGTGGAATGTTGTCGTCATCGCCGTCAGCGGTCATCACGCCGTGGCGAGCCATCGAGGCTTCCATCGCGGCCCGGTCGCCGGACCGATCGACGCCGTCGAAGTTGAACTTCTGCGACAACTGGGCCCTGCCGCTCGGCTTCGTGCCAGGCGGAGGGTTGAGCAGGCGCTCGACGATCGGGGCGAGATAGTTCGGCGACAAAGTGGCGCTGCCCTTTGTCTCGCGCGCCATTCGCACCGCCTCGGCCAGAACGTCGACGGTAACCCCGGCGTCGGCCCAGGCGATCACAGTCGGATGCGTCGACAGAGCCGAAACACCCAGCGGGCGAAGAGCCAGCGTCAGGTCCAGGGCGGGGCTGTTAGGCTCTGGCAGGGCTTGGCGAGCAGGAAGCGGCGCCGCCTTGGGACTCCCGGTTTCGTGGGGATCATCATCGCCACCGCCGCCAGGCGCGCTAGCGCCGGTTGTGGTGAGGGGTTCGGGTTTCGGAGAATCAGGAATCGGAGAATCAGCAGGATTGCCACAGTTGGACTCTGGTGCTTGCACCGTGCTTGCACCGTGCTCGCCCATTGCAGGTATAGAACTAGCCTTTTCATCCTTGTGGGGATTCTGGTGCTTCCTGAATGCCAGCACCTGGATAAACCGGCCTCCATCCAGTTCATACCGAGCAAGGAAGCCAGAAGCCTGGAGCTCATTCAGTGCCTCATCGACGTTGATCTCGTCGGCCGGGAACAAGTTCATCTTGATGCGCTTAGGCTTATCCTCCAGGCGGCCTTCGCGGTCAGCGATCGTCCACAAGCCGATGAACAGCAGGCGGGTTGCGAACGGGAGTTCAACCAACTCTTCGTTGGTGAAGAAGCCAGGCTTGATGTTGCGTGCGCGGGCCATTAATGATTTCCTTCCAACAGCGTCATCTGGCGCGGGTCCGACTCGTCCAGGACGTAGATGTATTCTTTGCCGCTCGGCGCCTTGTCCTCACAATCAGGCAAACCGCGCTTCGCCAGCTGCTTGCACAGGGCCACACACTCATAAGACGGCTGCTCGATGAACATGCAGCCAGTGCATGCGCGCGCCGACTCGACGGCTTTAATGCGGATGTTGTCGATGTTCATGCGGCCACCTGTACAGACGCGCAGTTAGCCGGGCCGAACAGCGCAGTGACGAGAGGATCGCGACGGTTCTCAATCGGATAGACCTTGAGCGTGACCTGGTAGGCCGTCGCGAGCGAGAGGGCCGGAGAGTCGACAGTCCTGACGCCCTCGCCTGCGCCGGCATGCCAGAAAAAGCGAGCGCCCAATTTCGAAGACGGATCCTGGACACAGTGCGCTTTGCCTATCAGGCGCAGCTCGGACAGGCGCGCACGGATGGTCGAGCCGGAGAACCCGGTTACCCGAGCGAGGCCTTCAGCACTTTGCTGGCCCTGTGCGAGCAGCTGCAGGATCTGGTCGTTCAGCTGTGCCAGTGCGGCGCGGTCGAAAGAGCGGCGCTTCATTTCTCGGCCATCCCATTCACGCGGGCCAGCAGCTGCATCATGGGGCGAAATGCGGCAAACGTGGCAGTCTCGATCGCCTTCACTTCGTGTCGATCGATCTTGCCGTCGGCCAGTGCTTGGTGAACCGCAGCCCCCAGAGCGCCGACCGACGCCCAAACCGCGCTACCGGATTCGAGCACCGCCATGTCGTCGGCTGGCTGTTCGTCGATCTTGGTGCAGACGAAGCCATGGGCCTGAGCAAGGGCGTGGAGGACCGAGTAATCTTCAGTCAGGGCCATGACGCGGTCTGCGTCGTCGAGCGAGACCACGTTGCCGAGGTTGTTCGGATTAGCCTTGTTGCGCAGCACAGCAGCCGACATTCCCAGACGAACAGCCAGGGCAGCGCAGCCGCCAGGGGCATTGCGTACGGTTTCGTAAAAGGCGTCTTGGACGTTCATGCGATTGTTCCGAAAATGAATGTGGTTTGGAAACGTTGGCTGCTACACAATGCTGCTTATGGATACTTCGAACTTCACTGCTACCGAAACATCGACCAGAGGGAAGAGCCTCATGGAAACTTTTTGGCCGCGGAAGTTGTTCAAACTACGTGTCGTTAAGCGTCCGTTTGGCGACGCTGAGGGTGTCTACGGCAGTGACGAAGATGCAGGCGACTAATAGCGGCCATCGTGCTACTGAGGCACTGCGACTGTCCGTTCAGGATTCGATTGACTGTTGGCTGAGAGGTCTCCAGCTCCGACGCTATTCGCGTTTCGCTCCAACCTGTAGCCGCCTTGATTTCCCTTAGAAGGGTCGAGATGTCTTTGTCCATACTGACAGGATATACGCGAACGGATAGATTCGCAATACCTGAACGGATAGAAATTTGTGTACCTCTATACGCGCACGGATAATGCGCCCCATGGATATGAATACAATTGGATGGCGCCTAGATAAGGCTATGAAGGACGCGAGGGTTGAGTCGCAGGCGCAGCTTGCCCGCCTTAGCGGAGTGCCTCAGCCGACCATCAATCGAATCCTGAAGGGCGGGGGTAAGAAGGGGCCGGAGTCGGCAACTCTTGTGGCACTTGCCAATGCGACCAGCGTGGAATTTTTGTGGCTGCAACAAGGGCGCGGACCACAGAAAGCGGTGAGCCCAACAGAGGGTGGCGGCGAAGCGCGCGACGATGACAAGGCCCGGCTGCGGGTTGTCGAGCCATCCACGAAGACAACGCTACAGTGGGTGACAGATCGCGAAGCTGAGTTGCTAAGCGAATTTCGCGCATGCGAAGAACCCCAGAAAAAAACTTTACTGGCCGCCGCTCGCGGACTTCCTAAAGCCGTCACCGTTGCTGCTCGCGACAAGGCGTAGCCCGGCCGTAGATCGCCGAGGCGAGCTGAGGGCGATCGACTGCAACATGCAGAGCGCATCAATCTGAGACTCATCGCTCATACTGTCAAAGGCCTCAAGCATCGCGGCTCGGCGGTCTGTCTGTTCTATCTTCTGCTGTTCCACTGTTCCTCCGTCCGGAGTATTCCTGCTGTTGTTTTTAGCCGCCAGCGGTGCGCTTTAGTACTGTAGGGCTCCGAGCTCGGCTATCTGTCGCGTTATAAGTACTGTACACGCATACAGTAGTTTATGCCAGTGTTCGGCTGCCGTGTCTTGCCAATTAGAAATAACTATATGCTTTTCGGGTTGTTCCAACCACGTAAATTTTCTGCCTTCGGCCGCCGTTTAGCTGCAAGATTCGGAACACGTGCCGCTTGGTAACATTCTGCAGAATGGACCAGTCGGGCTCATGGGTAAATATGGTACAAGCATAACCGTTGTTTTTCGTGGTGGCAAATGTGGCACCACAGTGGTTTTTTCGTTTGCTGTTGCGCAACAATCGCGCGATGAGCACATCCAGCAAAGAACAAAGAACAAAGAAAACGTTGCGCCTACCACCTGACCTCCAGGATGAAATAAATGAGGCGGCTGCAGCTGCCGGCCGGTCTGCGAACGAAGAGATCATCCACCGGCTACGAGCGCATGCCGAATCTGTGGCACTTAGCGATATTGCTAAGCAAAACGCGGAGTTAAAGAGAATGCTCCAACAGCTGATAGATCGCCAAAGCTGAGTCAGCGACGGAGCGGCGCATGCTTATGACAATCGATACCGACTATTCCGCTGCTCGCTTCACACCGATCCGGCGAGTGACCCTGCGACTACGCGCTGGCGTATCGGGCTTTGAGGCCGAGCCGGAGCTGAGAACCACTGAGCCGTTGTTAATGCCCACCTCGACCGTGCGGGCGCTTCGCGTTGACCCTCAGCAGTTGCTGGCACTTCGCGCGCGCGATCAGGGCATGGAGCCGATGTTGTTTGAGGACGACTGGATCGTAATCGATACGGCCGACACTCTGCGTAGAAGCCGGGACGTCTACGCGCTCAACTGGAATGGAGAGGCCTGTATAGCGCAACTGGTCGAGCGCGGTGGGCAGTGGTTCATGAGCTTTGTGAACCCGGCCTTCAAGCCGATCAACGTGCGCAGCGTCCAGATGAGTATCGTCGGCCGCGTGGTCTACCAGCCTGGGCGCGTGGTGACAGGGCGGCTGTAGCAATAATTGGTGAGATTCCAACCCTTGCTGCCGGGATATACTCGCGCGTGCGAGACGGCACGCAGTGATGCCGATATATAGGGATGCCATGAACCTTCGTCCAACACTTGTCGCTCTTGCAGTGGCATTAACCGGATGCGCGACAGTCAAGGTGAGCCAGCCTAGCCAGGTGTCTGAGAAAGTCGGCCAGATTCCAGCCCTAGAGTCGACATCCGAAGTTACTGTAGGCAGCACAATCTTTTCGCAGTTCCGCTATTGGAGCAAGACGGGCTATCGCTTGAGCTCGCCTGTCTCTACGGGGTTTATGCTTGGCCGCGTCCGAGCTGATGCAGGAGACTTTGTTGTACAGGCCGAGGTGGACGGCGGGACCGCCTATTGCACCGAAAAGCCGGCGTACTCCGACCTTATAACCCCACCCATCAAACCTGCATGTTTCGTTGACACAACAGCCAGTGGCACGTTCGACACTGTGAAGGCGGCCCCTGGCATGGTCTGGCTAAAGACTAAGCTGGACAGTCCCGTGCGATACGAGCAAAGCGAACTACAGGTTCCTCGTCCAGACTCGAAGAAGTACGAGCTTCTTTATCAGGGGATCAGCTCGAAAACGCTACGGCTGTCCTATCGTGAGTACATCAACGATTTCGCTAGGCCCGCGTTCTTCCAGGACGTGACCTACGACGTGCCGGATCTGCCAACTACGATCACATTCCGAACTGTCCGTATTAAGCTCCTTAGTGCTGACAACAATGGTTTGCGATACCAAGTCTTGTCCGGCTTCTAGCGGTCAACATTAATCCATCACACTGCCCGCCACGCGCGGGCTTTTTTACGCCTGCCGCTCGCCCTCAAAGTCTCGGATAACTTTCGCTCAAGTTTATCCGTTCGCGTATTGCATTAATTATCCATTCGTGTATAGTAGCCCCATCGACACAGTTCTCAGGAGAACACGATGGAAGCCCGCCAGTCCTACGACGAAGCTCGCAACGAGCAGCTGATCACCGCGACCCGCTCGCACTTCTCTATCCTCACCCGCGCCGTTATCAACGGCGACCAAGCCGCTACCAAGCGCGTAGTTGATGCGCTGGGCGACTACCTGGCTGACGACCAAGCAGCTGCACTCCTGATCTGCACGACGCTGCAGGCTGGCGACTCCCTGCTGCCGATCCTCACGAACCTGATCTGGGACGAGGCGCGCGAGCTGGCTGAGGCCGACGTCAAGCAGATGGAACTGCATCGCGCCGAGTCCCGCGACGACAACCGCATTGCGATTGTCGAGTGCGATCGCCTCGTCGCCCTGGCTGCGTGAGGGTGCCATGGCCTACCACGTCACCATCAACTTCAAGCGCGGCCCGAGCGTCGTGCTCGACATCTACGCAACCAGCCCGGATGCGGCAAAAGAGGCCGCCAAGGTTGAGGCTCCTCTGTTGGGCTTTGATGCTCCGATCAAGAACGTCTCCGTGAGGCCGGCATGAGCTTCCAAGTCACCGCAAAGAACGAAACCGATACCGTCACCTACGTCGCCATCGGTGACCGCGACGTGATCATGGACGCAGCCTACGACAGCGGCGCGCTGGCTGTTTCGATCCAGGTGCTGCCATGAGCCGCCGCCAGATCGCCGCCCGCCTGGCTTCGTATGCGATTCAGTGCGGCGCGGGCCTGACTCTGGCTTCGCTGATTGCGCTCTGCTTGGCGAGGTCATCGTGATCCGCCGCATCGCAATCGGCTGGGTCGTCGGTGCCGCCCTGCTGATCATCTACGCCGAGGCCGAGCGCCTCGATAGCCAACAGACCTACGCACAGGAGCAGTAATGAACGACATCATCGAAATGCCGCGCCGCGAAGTGGCCGGCCTGACCGCTGGCGAAGTGCACCGATTCTCCGCATCTGAGATCCGCGAGCGCGTCAACCTCGTCCAGACCGTGATGCAAGGCATCATGAAGAAGGACACCCACTACGGCACCATCCCTGGCACGCCGAAGCCGACCCTGTACAAGCCGGGCGCCGAAGTGCTGTGCGTGACGTTCCGTATAGCTCAGGAATACCGCATCGAAGACCTGGGCGATGCGCTGACGGCCCGCTTCCGTGTGACTTGCATTGGACGCCATCAGGTGACCGGTGTGATCCTAGGCGAAGGCGTTGGTGAGTGCTCGTCGGCCGAGGAAAAGTACAAGTGGCGCAAGGCCGTCTGCACCGAGGAATTCGACGCCTACCCGGAGAACATGCGTCGCCTGAAGTTTTCGAGCTACCAGGGCAACGTGAAGAAGGTCATCCAGGTGCGCACCGAAGCGGCCGACTTGGCGAATACCGTGCTCAAGATGGCATGTAAGCGGGCGATGATCGCCATGACCCTGAACGTCACCGCGGCTTCCGACATCTTCACGCAGGACATCGAGGACCTGCCGGAAGAGCTGCGTCAGCACGAAGCGGCAACGCAGCCGCAGCCCAAGGAAGAGCCGAAGAAGCCGATCGACGGCAAGCAGTTCACGAACGCCATTGCGGCTATCCGTGCCGGCACCTATGACGTGCAGTCCATGCGCGGCTACTACGAGCTCACGGCCGACCAGGAAACCGCGCTGGCCGATCTCGAGAAGGAACTGGCGAAATGATCCGCTTCCACCCGCACTGTGTCGGCCTGCTGATGACTGACGCGCAGTCGATCGACATGTCGCTGCTGCCGGCCGAACTGGTGCCGGTGGCGGCCAAGGCGCGAAAGACGGACGCTGAGAAAGAGCTGCTTGCCCCGTACAAAGAAATGTCGTTGTCGGCCGGCGCCAAGACCTTCCTCAAGTCGCTCGCGAAGGAGTACGTGTTTGGCTATCACAAGGTCGTGAAGACCAAGTACATGGACAAGGGGCTGGCGCTCGAGGATGCTGCGATCCAGTTCCTCAATAACCAGCGCTTCACGAACTACCGCAAGAACACCGAGAGGCGCGTCAGCGAGTACCTGACCGGCGAATGCGACATCTACGCACCGGCCGTGAAGACGATCGACATCAAGGTCTCATGGGACGTCGATACCTTCCCTGGCCTCTCAGAAGACGCGCACGACACGCTGTATGAGTGGCAAGGCCGCGCCTACATGAAGCTGTGGGACGTGCCGCAGCATGAGGTGGTGCACGTCCTGCTCGATACGCCGGATGAGCTGATCAAGTGGGAGCAACGCGATCTGCACGAAGTCAGTCACATCGACCCAGCCCTGCGCATCACCAGCGTTACGTACGACCGCGACCTAGACCTGGAGCGACGCCTGGATGACAAGTGCAAGGTTGCGCGGACCTATCTGATGCAACTGGTAGACCGGATGCTGATCGAGCATGGCCGCGCCCCGCAACTGGAGGCAGCATGAAACGCACCTTCATTCTGTCGCACGAACAGGCCCGCCGGAACGCGCTTCAGTTCATCGCCCAGGCCCCAGCCGGTTACTGCGTGACCGTGGGCGAGCCGACCCGCAGCCTTGAGCAGAACGCCCTGATGTGGCCCCTGCTCCAGCGGTTGGCCGACCGGATCGTTTGGCACGGCGTGAAGCTGTCGCCGGAAGACTGGAAGGACATGCTCACAGCCTCTCTGCGCAAACAGCGCGCGGTGCCGGGTATCGACGGCGGTTTCGTGGTGTTCGGAGAGCGGACGAAGACTTACACGAAGGCCCAGTTCTCGGAGCTAATTGAGCTGATCTATGCGTTCGGCGCGCAGCATGACGTCCTGTTTGACGAGGTGCCGGCGTGACCTTCGAAGACATGCGCGACGGCTACCAGTCCTACGAAGCCATGGCCCGCGACTTGTTCGACCTGTGGCGAATCCAATGCGCCGCTACAGACCTTGAGCAAAGCCTGCGCCGGAGAGCAGAGGACAGGCTGCAGAACCAGTTCCGATCAATCAGAAAACCAATCATTAACGGAGAGACAGCATGACCGACCCGAACCGCCGCATCGACGACCGCCTGCCAACCGAACCGTTGGACTGGGAAGATCCGGAAGTGAAGCATGCCCGCGAAAGCACCCGCCTGGCAAACGCCATGGCCGATGCTGGCGCCGCCTTCCTGGCTCACATGGACACCGGCGGAGTGATCGCGCAAATCCCGAACACGGACCAGTACGTCGTCGCCGGCACGCTGGCGATGATCGCAAAGGTTTTGCCGGCCGATGCCCCCATCCCGCCACTCACCGCGCCAGCACCGCTAACCGACGAACTGCCGGCGATCCTGTTAGACGGACATGCCGTGCATCAGGAGATCACCCGGCACCTCGGAAATAGTCACTGTTTCTCGCCGGTAGCGGTATCGACCACGCTGGATGCAGTCGTGCGCCTGATGCGCGCAGAGCGTAAATCGGCTGCACCAGCACCGCAGCAGAGCGAGATGCCCCACGAATTGCTCGACGC